GCTGTAGGGTCAAAAAGAAGACTGCTTGATTATAGGAGGAATTTAGCTAAGTCTAGAGGTCTACAACATCCTTTGTTTGATGATAAGGCCCTCAAAGTAATTCTTAAGTATGCATTTGATAGAAAGGAGGTTTTACGCCAGGTTGATTACCTTAATCGTTTGCAAGACGATGAAGGTTTCGCCTTCAGTCGTACTCTTAAGATTAACAGTAAAATTGAGTAGAATCTTATCAATTTCAAAGCAGTAGTCCATCCAACTGTTAGAGGGAATGAGACTTATCAGAAAGCGCTTAAGGATGTACGTTCTGTATTTCAGAGAGTACATCTTAAACCTCTTGTCTTTAATACTGACGACGATATTAAGGACGCTCTTCCAAAAGAGAACACTCATAGCGGCTTTCGATGGATATTAACTGGTAGAAAGTTAAAGGGTGAGAATATGGAAGGAATCCAGAGGCTCTTCGAAATGGAGAAGTCCGCCGCAGTACGCAATGGAACTTTCAACTTACCTATATTGTGTGCTTTTCGTACACAAGCTTCAGGTGAGTATGATGATGATGGCTCCCAGACTGATACATGTAAACATAAGACCAGACTGGTCTCAATGTATGACTTAGTATCAATCGTTAACGAACTTCAGTTTTCAGTTCCGTTCCAAAATCTGATAGCACATCAGTTATTCTATGCCGGTGGTAAAGATGAGCATGAGATAAGCTCAATCATAATGAGGTGGAGAGTAGCGTACAAACGATTTTTCTCGATCGATTACTCTTCCTTCGATTCTACCATCTCTAGCTGGTTGATTGAGGACGCCTTCGCTATAGTGAAGGATTGCTTTAAGCTAGATGAGGAACAATCTCTATTATTTGACATTATGGTACATGACTTTATCCATAAAACTTTCGTTTTATCAGAAGGATTGTTATCATGTCATAGAGGTGTTCCTTCAGGATCAATGTGGACTCAAATAATTGACTCTATAGTTAATGCTATAGTGATTCAAACTTACTTTAATGCCATGCATCAGGATTGTCAAATGATTATAATGGGTGATGATAATTGTATTTTCACCAATTATGATACTACTATTGATGTATTAGCATCATATATAAGTAAGAATTTTGGTCTTATTGTGAAGGTGGAGGATAAATCTAGTTTTGGGTCAACGAAGGATAAACGAGGAATTAAATTCTTATCAAGATATTGGAGATTCGATGGCCAGTACAGACACCCGAATTTACTCCTCTCTAGAATTTTATTTCCTGAAAGATTCAGACCTTATTCTAGTGAAGTTACCCCGGAAATGGTTGTCTATGCTTTTATACTTACGTATGGTATTGGAATGTCAAAACTGATTGATTGCAGAAAGTTTCTATTGGAGAACCGGAT